AGGAATTTGAAACATAATTGAACATCAATAGATGGTTTTGATAATTCAATTATTTTTCGAAACAGGTCGGTCGGTAGATGCGACCATATTTTTGGATCTAAATTCATAATTGTTTAATAGCAGGTGCTTTTATGTGACCCGAGAATTTCCAAGTAAACCCTCCAGAGGTCTTCTGTGTTCCTCTTAAACATTGTGATATACCACTAGAGCTTTTTCCTACAAAGTTTCCTGCATCATTTATAGATTCGAACGTGGATATGTACGTGTTTCCATCTGCCGACCACTGCTCGACTGGTTTGAGACGAGCCTGGCCTATTTTCTTTTTGTGTTCAGCTGTGAATTTTATTCCAAAATGGGGATTTTTCTCACCGGAGTGCGAGATGCTCATGCGGTTCAAACTTTTTTCAGAATGAGTTCTACCAAAAAATGGGTTGTTTTCACCAGCCATCCTTGTAGACAAGTGGCGCTTATGGGTTTCCGTGTGCCTATATCCTTTGATTCCCCCTCCACCAGCTGTCATATTGAAACCATTCTTTCCAAAAGTGTCGCATTGTGCTATATAGTACATCTCCCAGTCGTCGAGAAAGAGGGGGTCGATGTTTTCATGTAGAATTTCCGTAGTGAAATTCTCCCAACCGTATTTTCGAGTTGCTCTATGAAAATGCGTGGCGTCCCTTGACCTTTTATGAGCGGCTGTACGTTCTTTTTCTGATAATATACTTTGACCTATATAACTCCTCCCATCTACTTTATATGTATGACGGTAAATGACCCCATTCCCGTCCATTACTGTAGCACCTCATTATTTTCTTAACTAACCCGAGCGTACACTGTGTTCAGGCTCAGCCTGAACACATCTCGCAACTTTCGGGATTTGCAAGAGAGCACGCCTGTATTTCCGCTTCCGTCGGTTTCGTATGCATCACCGGAACCGTGACCTGTTGCGCCTTGGCCTTTGCACGCGTCCTCAAATAATATGCGCCTGTTTTGAGACCCTTCTTCCATCCATAAAAGTGCATGCTCGTCAGCTTGGCCGGTGTCGGGTTCTCCATGAAGATGTTCAGGGACTGTGACTGGTCGATGAACGGCCCGCGGTCCGCGCTCATCTCGATGATGCTCTTCTGTGGAATCTCCCAGACCGTCCGGTAAATGTTCTTGAGTGCAAGGGAAATACCAGAGATCTGCTGAATAGACCCGCCGTTCCGCACAATCTCCGTCTTGATTTCTGGGTTCCACTTTCCAATCTTCTGCAAGTCGCGGACCAGGTGCTTGTTGACCATGACAAACTCGCCCGCCAGGGTTCGACGCAGGTAGATGTTCGTCGTGTACGGTTCGAACGCCTCGTTGTTCCCGAGAATCTGGGCCGTGCTCGCGGTCGGCATGGGAGCGACCAGTAGGGAGTTGCGCAGGCCGTGAGTTTTGATTCGCTCCTTGACGCCATCGAACCCCGCCTTTTGGACACCCCAGAGGTCAAACTGTAGCAAACCCTGAGACGCAGGAGAACCCGCGAACGTTTCGTACGGCCCCTCCTCTTCTGCGAGCAGGCATGACTCCTGGAGAGCGCCCAAATAAATAGTATCGAAAATCTCCTTGTTCAACTGGCGGGCTACATTCTCGTCGAATGCAAGCCCGAGCATCATGTAAACGTCCGCAAGTCCCTGGACCCCGATGCCGATGGGGCGGTGCCGCATGTTCGACTTGCGCCCCGCCTCCGTAGGATAGTAGTTGCGATCGATGACGCGGTTCAGGTTTCTAGTGACGACTCGGGTGACCTTCTTGAGTTCCTCAAAGTCGAAGGAGCCATCCTTCACAAAGGCAGGCAGACTCAAAGAAGCCAGGTTGCACACGGCCGTCTCGTCCGGTCCAGAAACCTCCATGATCTCAGTACAGTTGCCGGTGATGACACCGTTGAAGATGCCCATGTGACGCTTCGGCTCGTTGAAACAATACGTCGCATCAACCCGGCCATTTTCCTCGATTGAAACGACCCGAACGTACTGCCGAACATCCCGAGTGACTGGTGTAAAGTCACTGAGGTCTAGGCGGTGTGTATTTAATCCAGCGTTGATGAGGTTCTCGACTCCGAGTGCAGACACGACAAGCCGCCAGCACGTCTGTACATCGAACATCTTCTTACCACCTTTTCCGTCTGGAAGCTCCCTCTCACCCGCCTCGTGCAAAAGCCCGATGTTTGAACTCACGCCGAGTGTATGAAGCATGAGCTGAATGTCCCGAAGGAAGCTGAGATGGATAGACGCAACCGAGATGCTCTTTTGGGTCGGATTTCCAGGGCACCCCTGTGTGTGACCGTCGGCGTCACATAGACCGGCGAACCACTCAAGTCGACTCTTGACTGAATAGTTGGAAGGAACCAGAAACTTTCGAGGAAGATCGTATGGAAGCATCACATTGATTCGCCCACTCGCATCTTCGTTTCCGGACGTTGTTCGAATATCGAGATGGTCGATGAGGTTCTTCTTTTCTCCGTAGAGTGAAATTCCGGGAATGGTCTTGTCGCCTCTGTAAGTCGCATGATACGTTCCGTCCCCGCAAAAGAACCCGTGAGTGTAAGAATACTTGAACTCTTCACCGATCTCGATGGGAGCTGGAGGTGTCCACTTGATGAGCTTGTCCCCTGGGACTATATTTTGGGCGTCCTTGATTTCCGTCTTGTTTCCGTAACCGACTTGAAGATGAAACTTGTGGTAGTCCGTACACTCGAGAAAAGTGCCGTCGCTCAGATTGACCCGAACAAGGTGGGAACTCTCACTCGTCTTTTTTACGGTAACCTCGGACCATTCACATCCGTTCCAGATTTCGATCGACTCGCCATTGATTTCATCGATGCGCTTGTATCCCTCGCGTGTGAGAATCTTCGTTTCGGGTGCGACGCACAAGTTGCTCGACTTGATGACGCCAATGTTCTTCTGGTTCGACTTGGCGTTCACAGAGTCCTTGTAGCACATGTAGGGCGTCCCGGTCTCGACCTGAGACTTGAGGATCGCGTCCCAGACGGCCCGAGCCTTGACGCACTTCCGGAAGCGCCCTTGAGCCACGTACATTCTGTAGAGCTCGTTGAACGCCTCACCGTGGACGTCCGGGAGGCCCGGGCACTCGTGGGGGCACATGAGGTGCCAGTCCTGGTCGGTCGTCACCTTCTCCATGAAGAGGTCCGGGATCCACATGGCCGTGAAGAGATCTCGGCAACGCATCTCATCGTCACCCTGGTTCAGGCGAAGCTCCAGAAACTCCATGATGTCGGCGTGCCAGGGCTCCAGGTAGATGGCGAAGGAGCCCTTGCGCTTCCCACCGCCCTGGTTGACGTACCGGGCAGTGTTGTTGAAAACGCGGAGCATGGGCACGATGCCGTCGGCGACCCCGTTGGTCCCCTTGATCTTTGAGCCGTTCGCGCGGATGTTCGAACAGTGAATGCCGATGCCCCCGGACCACTTGGAAATCTGTGCACACTCCTTGAGGGTGTCGTAGATGCCCTCGATGCTGTCCTCCTTCATGGCTACTAGGAAGCAGCTCGACATCTGTGGGCGTGGAGTCGAGGCATTGAAGAGAGTCGGCGTGGCGTGCGTGAAGTACTTCTGGGACATGAGGTCGTAGGTCTCCCGAACTCGGGCGGCGTCTGTCCCGTGAACACCTATGGCCACTCGCATGAAAAGGTATTGGGGCGTCTCGCCAGGGTTCAGGTAGCCCTTTTGGAGCGTCTTGATTCCAAAATATCCAAAGAGGTAGTCGCGCTCGGGGACGATCCAAGAGTCCACATCTTGAGGAATTTCCATACAAAATTGATCAGATACGACCCCATTGGTAAAAAGGTAATCGGCACAATCCTGGAAAGACTTTGGGCAATTCTTCTGAAGGTTCGAGACGGTCACGCGCATTGCCAGAGTCTCGTAATCTGGATCCTCGGTGATCATCCCGATGGCAACCTCGGCAGTGAGGTTGTCAATCTCGGCCGTGGAGATCCCGTCGTACATGGACGAAAAGACCTTCTGGGCCACCTTGTCAGGCTGGACGTTCAAGGGGGCAAACTCTGGTTCGCAATTTAGTTTTGAAATTCGTTTGGTCACCTTGTCGAAGAGCATCTCCTCCGGTTCACCATTGCGCTTGAGGACCTTCATTGTAAGGTTTACGGCCAGTTTTTTTATGTGGGTCTATCTCAATATGGACACTTACGAGCTCAAGCCGATCCGCCTGAGTTTCCCTACGCCTCTTGGCAACGCCTTCTTTTCCGAATTCAACCGGGCGGGAATCCAGCAAACCATCGCCTCTGCCATCAGTGACCAGACGGGCTATGACCTCGCCCCTCAGAACGACGGCGACGTCCAGTCCCTGATGCGCGTCGTCTACACTGACCTGGTGAACGACCCGAATGCGGACGTGCGAAGCCAGGTGGACGCCATGAATGCAGAGGTGGTCAAGCGCGCCACTGCCACCATCTCGACCGGAATGCTCCAGCAGCTCGTGTACCTGCGTGACATTTCAGAGAACCCGGTGCCCCTCCCGATCCCCGTCACCACCAGCACGTACGGCAACAAGCTCCCGAGCAACTTCAAGTTTGGAATTTTTTAATTTGCAATAGGAGATGAGGCCTTCCAAAGTGCCGTTGATAACCGGCGCATTGGCTGTGGTAGTGGTGTTTGTCGTCTTATTTTACTATCTAACAAAGGGGCCCAAGACTCCAGCACCGGCGCCTACGCCTCCTGCACCGGCGGTTTCCATTCCCGTTGTGAAGTCGGTACCTCTTCCGCCGGCGCCTCAGGGTTCTGGACCCGCTCCTTATTCGGGACCGGCGCCTCAGGGTTCTGGACCCGCTCCTTATTCCGGACCGGCGCCTATGACCCCTGGACCAGCGCCTATGACCCCTGGACCAGCGCCTATGACCCCTGGACCAGCGCCTATGACCCCTGGACCGGCGCCTATGACCCCTGGACCGGCGCCTATGACCCCTGGACCAGCGCCTGCACCGACACCGACCGATCCTCGCCAGGTCGTGTGGTCAACTGGACAGAAGATTCAGTCGGATCCATTGGTTCTTGCAGCCACCAGAGAGTTCACGACGAAGCCGACGGGATACTCCACACAGTCCACCCCCAAGTACACGATTTCATTCGATGTTTACGTCTCGGCAACCCAAACCAAATGGAATGCTATATTCACACACGGAGCGTTAGACAACTGGGACGGTGCAAAACCCAAACCAAATGGCCGCCTGCCATTCGTCGAGTTTTATAAAAACAGCACGCGTCTTCAGGTAGAACACGCCGGGAAACAAGGCAGTACAATTACGCGACACCACGCATCGAGCGCCCAGGGTCTTCCGACGAACCAGTGGGTCAATATTGTTATTCGGGTGGAAAACGGCGCCGCCACAGTTTATAAAAACGGCGTGTCAATCATCACTTTCTCTGGACCGTTTTATTGGCCAAATACAGCAAATGACAAATGGTATTGGGCCCCTAGCGGGCCGCTGACCGGAACTGTGAAGGTTGCGAATTTCTATTTCTGGCCCTCCGCGCTGGCAACTACCCAGATTGGCGCTCTCAAAGTCCCTGCGGCTCCGACCCCGGGTGTCGCCACGACGTCTTACTACGAGGTGGAGCCTTACGAAAAATAAGTATCGGCCGATAGTAAATGAAGGCCCTCGACGACATCCTCTTTGGCTTTCTTATCTTCTTTGCAATCGACCGCGTCATTCGGATCTTCAGCACGTTGGTTGTCGGTCCGTGGATTGAGAAGAGGACCGAGCGAGAAAATCGCATCGATAGCTTCAAGCTCTTTGCCGAGTTCGTCCTGCTCGTCTTTGCAATCATCCTCGTCTTCCGTTACAGGAAGTACCTGGAGCGCCTCACCGCTTAAGGACGCGGACCGTTTGAAACACAAGAAATGAATCAGTTTCGTGATGAAACGGCACACATGTGCCAACAGAAAGGATGGGACAAGGCCCCCGTCAGCATCGTGTGGATGCTCCTGAACGAGGAGATGGGCGAGCTTGCGTCAAGCATCAGACAGAAGCACAGAATCTACAAGAAGACGGGGCTCAAGAAGGACCGCGGCACAGATGTGGTTATGGAAATGGGCGACGTGTTTAGTTATCTGTTCCAGCTGGCCCACATGCTCGAAGTGGACTTGGACGAGATGTGGGAACTCCACAGGGTGAAGATGAAAACCAAGTCCTACGGGACCTCTAAAAATAATATGGCCGTCTAGTAGAATGGCCTCGACGCTTATGATTGATGACCGTCTTCAGATTGACAAGTTCAATGTCACGACGTTCACCGGGGACTATGGGATCAACCACGACGGCTTCCGCAAGGATGTCTTTATCGATGGGTCGTACACGCGTGGAATCGACGAGACACCGACAGATTACACAGACGACCTTCAGTTCAAGCCGAAGGACATTGCCGGGAATGTGCACCTCAAGACCATCAGCCCGAACTACGCGCCACATGGGGCGTTCCCGACGCGTAAATTCGAGTACTCGAACGGGATCGTGACATGGTTCCGCCCCGAGCTTCCATGGAGCTGGATGGGCGCTGGCACCACCAAGCACCCTGGAACCTTTAAGATTACAAAGGACTTCCAGAACGTGTTGATTACACTTATTGTTTTGGCCATCATTGCGTATTTGGTAAGCCAGCTGAAGTGAGAGGACGGGCCGCCTAAATAGGCAGGACCTTCAGCGCCTCCACCTTGACCATTTTCTTTTTTAAATTGTCGCGTTCCTCTTGGATACGTGCATTCAACTTTGGGCATGAATGCGCCTCAAGTTGAATACATCTTGTGCAAAAGTTTACTTGGCACTCCTTGCACGTAAGCATCTTAGGCTTGTGCTTACATGCGAACGGCGGGTTCATCTTTAATATCACAATGTATTTCTTCCTTAACCTGGCTAGGAGCATACGGGACGGGATCGTCGATGATTTCACATAGTCCAAACTCGCGCCCCTTGACGATGCGGTCCCACGCGACGCGCATGGCTGGTAGATTTTTGGCGAACCACTCGCGGTCGCGCTTGACCCGCACGACTACATACTCCTCTGGCGTTTCTCCGTTGGCCGGTCTATACTGAACAAAGTCGCACTCCTCGAGGTCCGTAATCTCCAGTTGGAGCTGGACCTGTGGCAGGTAGTACGAAGGCACCTTCTTCTCAATCTTTCGAGTCAGCGGGCACTTGATCTCGATGAGGAGGCCGTCCTCCGTGACCCCATCTGGCGAGGCGCCCAGCCACGAATACTCGCGGTGCTGAACCAGACCAATCTCATGAGACTTGCGACCGGTCTTTTGGTCGTACAAGTCCCGGACCATAGGCTCGAGGGCCGTCCCGTGAGCCGTGGCTGCGTTGCCGGCCCACTTGGTCCTGAGGACCTTCTTTTTAATGAAAGAGTCGACACTTTCGTAGCGGTTCTCCCCGATAGCGCTCGCGACATCACTTGCCGTGATCATTTGCTCACGGAGGTCTAACCATTCCTGAGATCTTTGTTCGGCGTATATGGCGCTAATGAGCTCACGGGCTCTCGCTTCAAGGTGCGACATTTCTCGGTATCGTCTTGTTCTTAAAACGGGGGTCCGTCTTAAGTACAATCTCGGCGGCATTCTGTTCGGCCTGCTTTTTGGTCAGGGCGAAACCGGACCCGCCGTCCATTCCGTCCACCACGACCGTTATGAAGAACTGGCCGTTGACTTGACTCGCCAGGCGGTATTCGGGTAGTTCGTATTTGAGCGCCTGGCACCACCGCATGAGCTGATCCTTGAAGTTGTCGTCGACCAGTGAGGTTTGAACCTTGGTGAATGATTTCATGATAAACTCCTTGGCGTGGACCATCCCAAGGTCCAGGTAGATTGCACCGACGAGCGCCTCGAAGACGTCCTCCATAATGTGCTCGTTGGTGTTCCAGCCGTTTCTTTCGCCCTTTTCATCCATGAGGATGAGCTTTTCGAGGCCAAGCACCTTGGCGATTTCGCTCAGGGTCCTGCCTCGCACCATCTTCGTACGCGCCTTGGTCAGGAATCCCTCTTGCTCCTTCTCGTGGAGGTCAAAGAGGTGCTTGGTGACGACAAAGCCGAGAACCGAGTCGCCCATGAATTCGAGAGTTTCGTACGAGCCGGTGAGGCCTGTGTACCGCTTCAACGCGCTTTTGTGAGTGAAAGCCCGTTGATACAGTTCCATATTTTTGATTTTTGTGCCGACCATTGCGTTCAGGTTGTCCCTGGACAACACCGGGGGGGCGATCTTTTCATCCATTGTACTCTACATGGGTTTTAGTTGTTTAAGCCATGCGAAGAAGGACCAGTTTTCTAGGCTGCAGTCGGCTTGGCGACCTTCGGGCGCAGCTTCTTCTCCTTGGGGGCCTCCGCCGGGGCCTCGGGGGAAGTCTCGGTCTTCTTGGCACGAGGCTTCTTCTCCGGGGCGTTTGGGTCCTTCAGGTAGTGGGGGCCCAGGAACTTCTGGAGGTTCAGGAAGCTCACCTGGGTGCCCTCGGGGACCTTGAGCAGAGCCTTCAGGGGCTCGTCCAGGTTGATGAACTTGCCCTCCTTCAGGCCCTTCTCCGTCACATACACATTTACACGCTTGGTGACGTCGGTACGGCAGATCTTCTCCTCGGCCGCCAGACCCAGGAAGGCCCGAAGCTCGGGGGTCACGTCCAGGGGCTTGTTGAAGCCGTTGCTCTTGGAACGGGCCGCCTGCTTCTCACCGGTCGGGTCCTCAATGTGGGTGCGGATCTTGCGCACCTCCTTGCGGAGGGCCTTCATCTCCTTCATCAGAGCATCGAGAGTAACGGGAGTGTCGACGTTTGAAGCCATTGTACTCTACTCAGGGTCTCCCTCTTTAACTAGATGAAACACGAGAGAAACAAGACCAAAATGAGAGGTAGAATTGCGATCAACATAACTTGCCACACCTTGTACGACGCGGGCGTGTTTCCCAGCTCCTCAGGCTTGACAGGAAAGAAAGGAGCCTCTCCTTTCGTCGGCGTCGGCTCTGAACTTGTCGCAATGTCCGAGCCGTAGCCACGTGGAAGAGACACGCCTGCGGACGGGCGATTCTCGAGGCCAGCTGGAATCTTATTCAAATTGTCGCAATTGTCAGAACAGCACCCAGGGTCGCACCCGTACAATAGACCATCCCTCTTGCTGATGTATCCGCAGATTGTAGAATATCTATCAAAGGGATCGGTTAGACACTGACAATCTTTCAGGATGTATTGAGCTCCGCACGTCTTGGCAGGGGGCGCGGGCGAGGAAGATGTCTGACCGGTCGCGGAAGTCTTCGACATTTCGCTCCCCGTTCTAAAGTTAAAGAATATTTTTGTATGAGTAGTACAGATGGAGTACGGAAAGCCCCAGAAGTTGCCTGACGGCCGGTACTTTTTGAAGATTAATGGATCTCAGCGTCAGGTGAACGGCCTTGTGCTCCAGGACGACCTATCGACCAAGTCGGTGAATTTCAAGGTTCCAGAGGGTTCCGAGATTTTCTCGGCAATTGATGGAGAGCTCCTGACTCAGGCCAAGGCGTCCAAGGTTGAGTGGTTCGGCAAGGAACTCAGCGACGAGACGATCCAGACGGCGTTCCAGGAGAGCGTGACGGACGGCGTACTCGGTGTCAGCCTCGCATCCGTCAAGGGTCAGGTGGTCACCGTCGCCTTTGACACCCAGAAGAACTCTGTTGAGATCCAGGACGTAAAGGCTGGTACGACAGTCGATGCGCTCCTCGAGCTCTCTGGTCTGTGGTTCCTGAAAAAGTCGTTCGGTCCAGTGTGGCGTGTGCTCCAGGTGCGCGTCCGTGGGGTAGCCAGGCCGGTCGTCAAGACCGAGTACGCGTTCATGGACGAGCCCGAGGAGGAGGAGGACCCGACCGACTATTTGGACTAAATTCCCCAGGCACGTCGAAGACCGCCACATTCCAGACTTGGCCGAAAAAAAAGTAGACACTAAGTATAAATGAATCGCAAGGGACTCGCCATCGTGGTTCTGGTCATTGTCATTTTGGTTCTCCTGTTCGCCCCCAAGAAGAGCGGGTTTGATGCCACTCCTCAGGTCGCCATCCAGGGGTTCGAGTCGTCTCGCGCTGGCGATGGTTCCCGCGTCTCCAGCGGCAAGCCTATGATGCCCATGGCTGTGGAGTCCTCCATGGGCGACAACATCGGTCAGGCCGTCAGCTCAGCCAGCCTGATCCCCCGTGACGTGGTGGCGACCGAGGACTTTGGCCAGTTCAGCCCGGACAAGATCCTGGGCAACCAGAACTACCTCGACCCCCGCAGCCAGATTGGCTACCCCGAGACGCTCGGCGGTGTCCTGCGCAACGCCAACCAGGACTTCCGCTCCGAGCCGCTGAACCCCCGCGACCCGGTCAGCATCTTCAACCTCAGCACGATCCCCCCGGACGTCATGCGTCCCAAGTTCGAGATCGACTACGATTACAAGTGAGTATATACAAAATCACGGAAGTTCGACGCGCTCAAACCAACTTAAAAAAATGGAGTGAAATACCAGTAATGGATTTCAAACATGCTATGACGGAGTGGGTCCACTTGAAGGCCCAGCTCGCTGCAGCACGCAAGGATATTGGCACGTTGAATGCCCGTGAGAAGGAGCTCAAGGGCTTTATTTCGACTCACATGAAACAGAATGAGATTGACACCGTCAAGGTTCAGGACAACGTCAAGGTGAACCTCAAGACCAAGCAGACCAAGGGCACCATCACCAAGGATGTCATCAAGAGGGGTCTTGCCTCATTCTTCGGTGGAAACGAGGCGCAGATCGAGGGGGCCTGGACTGCCATTCAGGACGCAGCGCCTTCCAAGTCGTCGACCAGCATTAGCGTGACGGGTCTTGCGAACCTTTGAGCATCCTATAAAGGGGACGCCCGTATACACAATAAGTAAAAACCATGGGTATCAACGATGAATACTCCCGGGACGTCTACCAGGGCGACCATTACGTCTATGATTCAGACGACCATGACGACTTTGATCCCGAACTCCATCCAGAAGACTGGCAGGACATGTACTCCCAGGAGCTCCTCGATGGTTGGAATTTCATTTTAGAATTCATTCATGACAACTTCCTACCTCGAAAGCACACATGCACCTACCCCAAGTTTGTGGAGCTCGTGTTGAATCCTACCAAGTTTGGTCCCACCATGTACCCGACGCCACTCATGACCGACGTGTGGAAGCGCGTACGACAGGTGGCCATAGTTCGTGAGAGGGTCCAGCCGGAGCAGTTTTTCACATGGGCCGGGTACTTTGTTTTCTAGGTCTAATAGTAAATGATCGACATCACCGGACCAAAGGTGCTCGTGCCGACGTGCCTCTTTGCTCTCGCGAACCTCTGGTCGAATCCGACCCCGGGCCTCCTTATCCACGCGCTCATGTTTGCTATCATCTCATGGGCCATCATCAAGTTTGTTTTCAAGTTTACCCTGACCTTTGCGGACTTTGTGGTTCCCCTGGCGCTCTTCATCTTGCTGGCTCCGGGTGTACTCCTGACCCTTCCCCCGTCGGGTGGACTTGCCGCGACCGGCGTCCACACCATGGTGTTCGCCATCGTATTCGCTTCCCTGCGCGGACTTTTCCCGCAGTTTTATTAAACCCTCACATTAGATGCGCCACTTGGCCATAGGCCCAGGCGCCATGGGGTTCTTTCTATATCTCGGCGTTCTCGCCAAGTTCAAGAGGGGCGGTCAGCTCGATGACCTCGAGGAAATCTCGGGAGCTTCGGCAGGTGCCCTTCTTGGCTTTCTGTTTTGCGCGACCAAAGGCGACCCAGCCAAAGTGCTGGATTACGCCCTCACTGTGCCCGTCAAACAGCTCATGAAACCCAACATAAAGAGTCTATTGAAAGACTATGGACTTGTGCCTACTGCCAAGGTGCGCAAGATTCTCGTCGAGTCCTGTCTGAAGTTCTACGGGAAAGATGACGTGTCATTTCGCGAGCTCTATGAGTTGCACCCCGTGAAGTTCCATGCATCTGCGTTCTGCGTCGACCTGATGAAGACGGTCTACTTTTCGGTCGACACGACGCCGACCATGAGCGTTCTGGACGCCGTCTGTGCATCGGTCGCCATACCCTTTATGTTCTCGAGCACCAAGTTGGCGGACGGATGGCACTACATAGACGGCGGGTCTGCCGAATCCATCCCGGGAGGGCCGTTCCTTGGGCGTCCGGACGTACTCTCTCTGAGCATCGGGTGGAGCGCCATTGGGGAAGTCAAGGATATCAAGTCATACGCCCTCAACATCCTCTATTCTACAATGAAATTGAGGCACGCGTATGACTACCCAAACCTCGAGCTCACGATACCGGACGGCGCGGCTTTTGAATTCGGTGCGTCAAATGAGGGCAAGATTCGGCTGTTTATACAGGGCTACGAGCAAGTCCGTAGGAAATGGCACGGACCCCCAGGACTTTTTCTCAGCCCAGAGTAAATGCATTCACACATCCGCTCAGGATATACCACGCGTCGTACTCGCAAGGTTGTCCGCGTCGGGGCGACCAAAGATCGCGCCTCCTACTCCTATGTCCGCAAGGCGCGTATGAGCCGCGTGTCGGCCGTACCCGCCAAGGATGTCGGCGCCGCCGGCAAGAGCACCAAGGTGATCGGTAGCCTCAAGGGAGGTATGCTGACTCGCTACGGGTACCACCCCGTCGAGGCGAAGACCAACCGCCACAAGGCGCTCAGCAAGGGCATCAGCAAGGGCGAGAAGCCCATCTCCGTCATGCGCCGCCTGGTCGCCATCAGCACCCTGACCAAGCGGACCCTGCCCCGTGCGTCCCGCATCTACAAGCAGGATGCCACGTGGGTCCGTAGCAAGTACACAAAATCTTTTGGACAGAAAAATATGTAATTCAATATTAATGGCAGAAACCAAAAGAAACGCGGCGAGACGGCTTTCAAATCCGACAAACCCACGTACGGCAATGGTACTTGCACATGGCTCATATGCGAGTCGGGAAAGTTTTAACGTGCCAAATGGTATTGTGATTATTTTCGTATCGAGAACAGCCAGATATCTTCCACAAAGTGTAATAAATTCAGATTTTTATAATGTATTTACACGCAAAGGGCGTTTGCATAATATTTTATCAAATAAGAATTCAAGACCTCCATTATTTTTAAAAGATTGGGATCGCCGAACATATGGCCCCGGGGATGTTTGTCCAAATTTAAAACTTGAAATGGATGATCCTGATTGGGGAATGGGACTACACGCCTTGCCTCTTGTAAATAATCAACTTCGTAGAACTCCCGGCGTTTTCTACGGTCGGACAATGAAGTTGTCTGAACTGGTTCGTGGAATTGGAGGAAGCGGTATACTTTTTGTAACCGCGTGTAGAGCAGTAACTACGCAACTTAATACTTATAGGAATTTAACCGCAAATTACAGTTTTCCACAATGGTCCCTTGAATATAATCTTCAGAGGCAAAATGAAATATCGAGTCGAATGCTTAAAAGAAGAAGAAACTCCAACACCCTTCGTAAAAATAAAAATCTACCATCTGAAAAATTAGTCAGAACAAATAACAGAATGAATATGAACTAGTACCACTGCGTCGGTCTTCTGTCATGCTCGGCCTGCGAACTTAAACACTCGCAACGCGTAAACGCCATGTATAAAACCCTCACCGTCTTGTACTTGCCGGGCGCGCACGCCATTTTTGGATGGGGCGTCGCCGCCACAACGCTCGGAACGTACTTAACTCTCGATAAAGTATCCCAAATTATCGCGAGTATAAGTCCTATGCTATGGAGCATAATAGTCTTGATGTTTATACGGACAATGACCGAAATCTACAAGTGTCATTTATACATGAAGATGATGACCCTAGTCCCACTCGATGGGATTCCACAACCCATGAATAACCGGGCCAATTGGAAAAAACGGCTCGATGGACCACTGACCCGTATGACTCAGGATATCCATGATAATATGAAATGCATAGATGTTCCGGGCTCTTGAATTTAGGATCAAAATTAGGAACCACAAGGAATGTGGAAATTTGTAAAACCAATCGTACACTATCCAATTTTTTATCACCCTCCAGGGAGTTTTCGTCTCGACGAAGGCACCACCGGGTGATAAAAAAAGTGCCATGGGCAAGTCAGGGGCTATGGACCAAAACACATCCTCCAGACTCAAAGACCCGAAGTAGGCCCGGGTCGTCACCAAGTGACCCAACCAGAGCATCCCTAGTAAGTCCGAAGGACTTATTTCCGCGCAGCTCCGCAGAACAACCCCTTCGGGGTTGGATCATTGACCTTAAAAGCAATTATCATTTAAAATTGAATGGACCTCCGAACAATTGCCCAAGACATCTGGGATTCGCTGGGTCCTGGGTACTCCGAGTCCGTGTACCACTGCGCCTTTGAGGTGGCTCTCCGTCGGGAGGGAGCGTACTATGAGACCGAGCGCATCGTCCCGGTGTTTTATGACGGCCAGAACGTGGGCCACGTCCGGGCCGATCTCATAGTCGACCGCAAGATTGTTCTAGAGCTCAAGTCTGTCGGCAAGCTCAACGAGGGCTACCGAATTCAGACTCAAAATTACCTCAAGCTCCTAGACCTCGAGGTTGGATACCTGATCAACTTTCCAGACAAGAAGGGCCCCATGGAGTTTGAACGCATCGAGAGGGACAAGCCGTTCCCACCACCGCTGGATGTTTTCGATTGTTAACCAAAATTACGTCGTGCGTATAAATTCCCAACGCAACTCTTCGCAAATCTTTTCCCATATGCGATCCTGGACGTAGAGCTTCTCCTTGGACTTGAGCAACGGAAAACAGGGCAAATATTCGTCATGTCCTAGCAATTCAACCATTTTGTATAGACAAAAACTGTACGACAAAAAGTTCTTCCTGTTCGATGGTTTGTGCTTCTCGAAGGGGGCTTGGATCGCGTGAAACATGAGGCGAAGTTTGTCCTCGAGTTCCTGGGTCATCATCGGTGGTGTGATGCCGCTCAGGATCGTCGCAATGTAGGGGACGTGCTCGTAGTACTTGGCGTAGTTGAGCTTCTTCAAGAGCCCCTTGACCTTTTCATGTGTAATTTCAGTGAGGTCTTTGATCTTTTGCTTTTTGAATTCTGTCCGTAGTCGCGCCAGGACCTCGTCGGGGACATTCGTCGACTCTTTGGCTTGGAATTGGCTGATCCATTCATTAAAGTGATTTTCGCGCTTGTAGGAATACACGATGTTCTTTTCGAGTTCCTGTTCCTCCTTGAACCCGACCTCGTCTCCTAGAATGTAATCTGACCGACCGCACGTTCGGCAAATCTCCTCGCTCAGGGCCTCATCAAGGAATTTTGTATAGAAATTGCCACACCCCATGCAAGGTTTAGTAAAGTGTTCCTTTTCGATATGCCCATCCGTCTGTTCCTTTTCAACCTCCTCCAGGTACTTTTTATAGATGTCGTTTCGAGCAACCCCCTTGCGAGACGATATAGTCAAGTTTGCAACCTTCTTTATTTCGGTCGGGGCCTCTATGTTTTCTGTTGTCGTGTATTCCCTGATTATTGGCATACACGACAGGAGATATTCGGCCATTTCATCCTGTGTTTTACACTCCCTCAAACGCTCATCGTACCTGGCCTCCATTTATTTTTCTTTGGTCTATATTTTTAAGTCCTAAATTACGGGTCAACCTTGGCGGCCAAGTAGAACTTCAAGTCTCCTAGGTTTGCAATTGTGTATCGAAATACGATCGGCATGTCGACATCCTGCATCAACTGCACGGACGAGCACATGTTGGTCGCCTTGGTGAACAGGTTAATGTACTTGAGACTGAATGTCCCACCGGACCTCTTCTCGGCCGGCGCCCCCGTGAACTCAAGGGTCGTCTTCTGGTCGGCAAAGTCCCCTCGGCAGCTCAGCTCGAGGGTTGTGCCTTCACGCCAGATGTCCATTTCGCTCGAGAGGTTCCCCATGTCACGAGCGATCCGCTGAAAGTCCACGGATGGAATGGTCGTCACGGTGTTCAGCTGGACCTCCGGGGCCTCCAGTGGCTCTTCGTTAATGTCGAGGAGTTTAAGCTTAAACGACGTAGATGACTTCTTCTCTGGGTTCTCAATGTAAATTTCCATAAAGTCTCGGCCCTCGATACGGGCAAAGAGGGTGTCCTGCCCAGAGACTGACTTGAGGAGCTTGTAGACATTGGCCATGTTCAGCCCGGCCACAATCTCGGTCGGACACTCGTACTCCTCGAAGTTCTCAGCACCGAGCGTCATGTGAACGAGCGTCACGCGAGCCGTATCGAGAGTCAAGACGTGAATACCAGTTGAGTCAAAATAGACGTTCACGTCATTGATGATATCCTTCAGGACCTCAAAGACAGACTTGAGGGCGGATGCCTGGATGGTGCGAAAATGCATCTTTGTTTTTGAGAGCGGGAAACCTCTAAGTTCCGTGGAACTTGAGGGCAGCTGCGCGGTGCAAGTCGCTTTGCGACTTGGTGTTTAACCCTGTCGCGCCTTTTGGTAAGCATCCGTCACCGACATGCTAATTTTCTGCTCGAGTTCTGTGGTCCACATGGGCTCGAGTGACTCTCCGTACTTCGACATGTCGAAGAGGTTATCGTTGGCGTCGGTTCCGTCGATGTTTGTGCATAGATTTCCAGTTGCGTCCCAGAATTCGAAATCTGTCGGGATCATGGACTCGAGCCACGCCTTGACCTCCCCGCCGACGCACATCTTTCCCTCGTTGGTGACGAGCGTCGGGACTCGGGTGATCTTTGAGGACGGGACGCCATTAGTCGAGACGTTATGGAACCGGACAATCTCCAGGAGAGCCGGCTGCGACTTGATGAACGCCATGATCCCCTGGGAGTGCTTGCACTTGTCAGAGTAGACCAAGAGGGCCATTTATATCTCTCAACTTTTTGGTTGGTGGGAAGAGGCGCGGGGCTGGACGTTCGTTCAGCCCCGGGACCGAGCAAGCTCGGTCTCGTTTTTTTTAGAGTTGAATAGTAATGAAGGACGCCCTCATCCTGGTCCTCGCGGCCCTCGCCCTTTTCTTCGTCCTGAACGACCGAGGTTCTTCCAAGGTTTCCACCTACGCCGTGTCCGATGTGGACCCGACCGCTCCCGTCCCCCCCGTCATCGTCCAGGCAATCATCGAGAAGATCCAGAGCTCCATGCCGGACATGTCCCCCCTCGAGACCCTCTTTGTCAACGTCCAGCCTGACGGTTCGTACAACTCGCGGTTCATGTTCTACAACACCAAGCACTTTTACGGAACCCAGTACGACGTCAACGCCAAGGTGGAGCAGGACGGCTCGGTCGAGATTGTGAAGATCGGTGACTCTGCCCAGATCGACCCGACCACCGGGTACCAGCCAGACAAGTACCAGCCGTGGACTGCCATCAAGAGCAATTTGGATGCACAATTCAAGGGGGCCCTCGTTGGTTACAAGAACCAGCCACCCCAGCCCAACCTGAACAACCTTACCAAGGCGTACGGCCAGAACATGATCCTGGCCGAGACCAACCTGATGACGCGCGCCTAGACGGACGAAGAGTCTTCCCACCCTTCATTAGATGAGCCTTTCGGCCAAACAGGTTGTAGCCTCTGAAAAAAAGAGGGCCGATTCAAAAAAGGAATACTACAAGGCTCTCCTTGAGCAATTTTGTAGGAAAATTAGGGCAGCCTCTGAGCTCGGTCAAAAGGATACGATCGTGACTGTACCACCATTCCTTGTTGGTTTCCCAAAGTATGACCTGACACAGACCGTCATGTATATGGGGCGTCAACTGACAAGGCTTGGGTATACCGTGACGGTCGCCGGTCCCCTAAGCCTCAAGGTTAAATGGTACAAGACTGCCATTTTAGAAACAGAATTAGAAAAGGAGGAGATGGACCCGCTCTCACACCTTCCGAGTCTCGTAAACTTGCAAAAGACGGCACAGGGTCTGCGGGTCGTCAAGAAGGGGCGTTAAATTTCTTTTCGCGATTCAGTAGGCGCGCCGCGCGAATCTTCGCCGTCTTGAGCCGATCGCACTCCTCAGCCGCCTCCTCCATCTCAAGCTCGACCCGGTACGGAGCCATAATCTGCCGAAGCTCGTCAGCGCGCGTTTTGGCCGCCTTGGCCTTGGGAGGGCTCTTCTGGTAGTTGGTCCAGTGGGTCTTGCTCTGCTTGAACGTCTCGAGCGCCCTAGGAAGTTGCTCGTTAATGCGCGCGAGGTCATTCTCGAGCTCAGTCATCTTTTCGTTATGCAGACGAATCTTCCTCTCGGCATTCATACGTCCGTATTGGGACAAGGCATAGCCGATGTGCTCGTCGCACGCTGCAGTGAGTCCTGCAGCCGTCCCCGGACACTCATCTCGGACCATGTCGAGCTCGGTGTGCGCCTCCAACTGAAAGTACTCTAGGACAGCCTGACGCGCCGAAGGCCACTCGGGGTAGCCTGCATAGTCCGCTGCGCTCGATCGCCACTTGCATCCGTCTGCACAGTACACATAACCGTTGGCGTCAAGAGCGAAGTGAATGCCCCAGCCCATTGAACGAAGAAAGGTCCCAACCTTTATGAGGGAGTCGCGCGGAAGACCGGTCCTGTTTTCCTCTCGACAGATACTAAATGGACCTCTTGAACGAGTCCGAACGCCGATTTACCAAAAAGCTATGCGACGCCATGGTTCCCGTGATGATTGAATCATTCTGGGAAATTTGGCTCGAGGCCAAGAAGGAGTCCCAGGGGAAGAGCACGACCCGTGTTTTCCAGGAGCTCCTTCGCGGCGTCAAGACGTGGAACTCCTCAATCTCCCACAAGCACACCGAGGCGATCATCAAGAACGAACCCCTCTTCCCGAACCTCCTGGCGGCCGTCTTTGTCATCCACGTCAAGATTCTGAGTGCGATCCGGACCGACAAAAAGTCCAAGAAGATTTGCATCAAGTTGCCGGCGAATGACCTGTTTGTTCAGGAGTGCTACATGCGTTGCGCCAAGGACCTCTACGACGCCCCGAGCATCATCGTGGACAACAAGACGGAGGAGGAGCGCAACACGGAGCTCAAGCGCCGATTTTGCATTCAAATTGCGGACGTCATCGAGTCTCTCATCCCTACGGCCGAGATTCTCAACACCTACCTGCCTCTGCCCGCAGCCGGAGAGGACCTGAACATGGACCATGACGATGAGGACCAAGAGGGCGATGATGACGTCCCGGACATGGAGGAGGAGGACGGAAACGAGTTTCCCGGTCCCGCTGACGGTCTCCCGCAGAACACAGGAAACATGGAGTTTGGTAAGACTCCCGGGGGCGTGGACACGGCCGTGACCGTCAACGCCTCACTGACGCCCCCGAGCATTCCGGGGGGAACGCCACCCCCAGCAGAAGAGGAAGAGTCCCTATTTGCGGATGCGCCCACCAAGATTCAGAAGCTCGGCGTCTAAATCACCTAAAAACAATCTCGTACACTACCAGAGATGGAACAGTACTTGCGCGAACCTTTCAGCGCGGCTGTTATTTCCGCCGCCATCGTCGGCGTCTATATCTTCGCCAAGTCAAAGCTAAATAATGAAGGAAAAATGAAGAACTCAGATTACTTCAAACCTGCATTCCTTGTCGCCCTTCTCGTATACTTCATCGTGAGTCAGGGCCAGGGAGATTCGGGGCCCGTTATGAAGGAGCCTTTTTAGAGACCGAATGGCTCCGCATGAGCCGGTCGTGATCCGCCAAACTTGGGAAACTTAAAAACAACACCCTTATTTTTAAAAGATGACCACCACCCAGGCTTTTTCAGAGATGCAGATGCAGTTCGCCACGGACCTGACACAGACGTTCCCGGACGTCTCGATGCCCCCAGTGGTTGACTGCCCCACATTTCTCAAACAGCTCGGCCCTTGGGCCACCCAGATGAACTCCAAGGATCCCGCCTTTTTCTGCGAGCAGAACGAGTTCGCCAAGTCGTGGGGTCTCTGTGAGATTTGGACACGGGCGGACTGCTCGGAGACGACCAAGCAGGCCATCTGGCAGTACCTCCAGTCTCTCTACATGATCGGTACGACGATGAGCATGTTCCCACCCGAGACCCTCAGCATGATCGAGTCGGTCGCCGAAAAATGCGCGAAGAATATGAAAACCAACCAGAACGGTCAGCTCGATGAGGCGAGCCTCATGGCCGGTATGAACAGTATGATGGCCCAGCTCATGAACGGGAGCGGAGGTCTCGCGGGTCTGCTCGGTGGCGCGGGGGCGGGCTCCTCCCCTCAAGCCCCAAAGGGGAATAAGGCTCAGCCCCGTCCGGGAAGCCGCCGGAAGAAGTAGAGGGCGCCAATTTTTTTAAACTCCTTTAGTAATAGATGGACCCTCGTGACGTCTTCAAGTCGAATGAGCTCCTGGAATTTTGGCCGACGGCGGCTCAGTCGGCACGTGAGCGCGTCTCGGCAACGACCCGGTTCGTCCTGTACGCGATGTGCATCGTGTTCCTGTTGAACAAGGATCCGCGCGTCTTTGCTCTTGGTGCCCTCGTTTTGGCGATCCTATACTATCTCTGGAGTTCGAACATGATTTCAGATGGAAAGATGCGCGCGGCAAACGGCGACGCCCGGGCTTCATCAATCTTCCGTCCCGACGTGACCCTGCCGACCTTCGACAACCCCATGGCGAACGTGCTTTTGAACGAGTATGCGGACAATCCAGACCGCCCTTCGGCCGCGTGGTACCCCAGCGTGCGCACCCAGGTCCAGCAGCAGATGAGCGCCATCCACCCGTTCGAGCGTCAGCGCGACGCCGAGCGCAATTTCTACACCGTCGCGGGCAGCACCATCCCGAACGACCAGACGGGTTTCGCACAGGCCGCATATGGCAAGCCGTTCGCACCCAAGTGCCACGACCAGGGGGGAGCCGCATGCGACCCCGACCGCTTCTACTCCGCCTTCCCCGAGCGTGTCCAGATGGAGGCTGGCAATGGCCGTTAAAAAATCTAGACACAATGTAAAGAGAATGCTTCTCGACACGACCCCCCTGACTCTCGAGAAGAATGTCTGGTAC